CCTTCACGCCTTCGTGCCGTTTCAGTGTCTCTACCAACTGACCCATGAATGTCACCATTTACTTGTTCAAACCCTTCGTCTTTTCAAACGTGCGTAGTGAACCCAAACCCAAAAGTCCGCCCAGTACTGTCAGGAGCGCAGACATATCAAACTCAGGTAAATCCGGTACCTCTGCACCCAAGTAAGTGAACACGAACACAAGTAGGCTCTGGATCACAAAATGCCAAGCAAAGGCGATAGCACAAACCCAGCCAACTAACGGCCTCCAAGAGCTTTGAAACCAGTTGCCTTTGGCTTCGATCTTGTTCACTTCGATCTGAGCGAGTGCGTTCTCGGCGGCTTGTTTGTCAGCAAGCGTTGAGATTTCATGAGCAAGGAGGTTCTTCTGATCTTTGTCCTCAATAAACTTATCAAGTAGCCCAGTAACAGGGCCTACTAGCTGTGCGACGATACTCATTTGCGTTTACTCTTTTTGCGGAGCTTCTTGAAATCCGCTCCGGTAATTTTGTTGCGTGGGCTTGCCACCCTCGCAAGTCTCTTCTGTCTCGGTGTCAGTCTTCTCATGCTTACTCCTAAAGAACTGCGGCCACTGGCAACAGTCGGTCTACATCGCCTCGCAATGCAGCTTCAACTGATTCAGCGGTTGGCCCAAAGAGTGTTGCAAGACCGGCAGTTGGGCCATTCCACTGTCCTGTCTTGTATGCCATTGACCAAATCGAAAGAGGCCCGTAGATACCGGCACGGTCTATCACTTCGTTCAGATAGCTACCCCACTCCATAGAGTCGGATCTAAAATAATTTTTGTCGCTCTGCCCAAAGGTAAGGACAAACGCGCCTAGCGTTTTGGTGTACTCACGTAACTCCAGACCAGCCATCGCTAACGGTAATAAAGCCACAGCTGACAGCGCCAACACGGCAGTAGCACCGGCAACCCTCGCACCGCCCTCACCTTCTTCAAGACGGGTAGCCGCTTCACGTTTTATGCCGCCAATGATCTTTGTGTAGAAAGCATAGAAATAAGACTTCAGCTGCCACACCAATGCCCAGCGAGGATCAGAGGCCCAGCTAGGCCGTTCAGCTGCGTTTGGCCTAAGGATCGAACTCTCAACAAACTTCTGCAGCGCAAACTTCACAGCCCTGCCTTCGGGGGTGGTGGTGTCCCTGCCGCTGTTTTCCCACGCCAGTATTTCTTGCGCCGTTACACCTAGATCACGCAGATAACGCTCTGCCCGTGGGTTGTTGGTTTCGTTCTTAGCGTGTCGAAGTAAGAACTGCACACCCATGCCTGTAGCAAAGGTGCGAGTAAAGTTCGTGAACCACTGCAGCCCCGTGTACTTGAAGAAGCCATCAGTCCAGTTACGTGCCGCCGTATCCATAAACTCGCGCTCGGATACGCTGATCCAGCCATTAGCAATAGCGTCGTTCTGAACAAGGCCAATGTCTTCTGCTAACTCTCTCGCTTCAGCTAGACTCGTACGATCTTTGATCTGACGGAACGCCATCTCAAAACCGTTGAACTCTTTACTGTTTATGATTGGCCCAGCCAGTTCCGGTAGCGATCCGATAGCTGCTAGCGGCAATAAGATTGTGTACTGGGATGCCAGTAAGAAACTCTGGATACGTCGCCTGCGCTCGGACATCGGCTCATAGCCGTAGCCCAAGTAACTGTTGATGATCTCACGAGCATAATCCTTATCTTCACCAGACAATTCGTTCAGCAAAGGCGTGAGAATGTCTTGACCACGCTCGTTCTTGGTAGCCTTGTTCCATTCGATACGGCGCACCAGCTGACGTTGATATAACTTAAACGCCTCTACCGGCGGTATGAGGAACCCAGCCTCTGCCAAAACTTCACGCGGTATATCGGCAGTTAGCTGCCGTTCTTCTTCTCGGCCTGCTGCCGGATCAAGGTCTTGATCTACAGGCAGATCCTGATTCTGTACAACGTCCTGATACTTGAGGAGGCGATTTATTGCTGACGTAATTCGCCTGTCAGATGGCAGTTCTTGCCTGCCGACTTGCCCAGGAGCATTCAGAATCAGCTGTTTAAACGCTTCTGAACGGTTTGCAATCGCCTGCATGTCCAGTACGACTGGGAAGAAGTTCTCTTGGAAGCCAATTTTCTGGGAATCAGGATAACCGGCCTGACGCGGCTCGACATACTCTGTGTAAATGTCCTGCAGAAACTTACGGATCTTCTTTGCTGTTTCGTTCTGCAGCTGATCAGTCGCCACCTCGGACTGCGCTTCGTCCATCGCTACAGCTACTTCATCGCTGTCGATCTTGAAACCAACGTCGCGCTCGAACTTAGTCTCAAACTCACGGTTCTGGACATCTGCTTCTTGCAACATACCCATACGAGATCCGCGACCCGACGCCTGCGCTTCGATGTAAAACATTTCTGCAATCGGCTGACTAATAGAGCGAAGCTCTTTGTTAGCAGTACGCAGCACCTTGAGCAGGGGTCGAGCACCTTTACGCAAACCCTTGAGTGATCCAAGTGCAAATTCTTTTAGCTTCTCCGACAACGCCTCGGCACCCTTGGTCTTCTCTATCTCTACTTCGATGGAGCGCACCATTGCTTTCTTTTCAAATGTCGGAGCCGCTTTCGCCACCGTCGCAGCGTCTTGAGCAATACTAATGTTGTTGTTTGTATTGGAGCGGATTACGGATTCAATGAAGTCGTTGACGGATACGTCTATGTCACCGCCGTACCTTCGACGTAGTTCAACACGCATGGTGTTGAACATTTCTATTAGCCTGCGAGCCACGCGCTTGAAGACAGACTCTTCCATATTTGCGGGGCGCTGGTTTACATCTTTGCGGGTCTGAATATCCACCCACTTGGCGACATTGTCGGCAAACCACTCTTCAAAACCGTGCGGCCCTGAGTAGGCTTTCAAGCCGCGATCCCGATTCTTAAACGATTCCCACATTCGGCTGAAAACCGGTTTGCCAATCAGCCCATCGAACTCCTCTTGGAACACTGCGTGACCCAACTCATGTGCAGCTACTAGAGTGGCCTCGTAGTCATTGGTGACTTGCGTATCGTCGATGATGATGAAGTGTGCGTTTTTGAAACCGATATACCTGCCCAGCACATCAGGGCGATCACGTAAATCAGCTGCTTCTTTGATGAAAGCCCCCGCCACAGTTCGATCACCAAAGCGCTCTGCAATCTGACCTTGCGTCAAGCCTTGCAGCTGACTAATTGTGACTAACCCAATCGGTAACTTGAGACGTAATTTACTCGCCGCACGCATGATAGGCTTTGCAATGACTGCGATAGGCTCACCAAACGGAAACGAAATTGGGTTGCCGTATATGCGGTTGCTACCCGAAGGCGAAGCTACGCTGTAGTACGCATATGGCGGGTCTTCATCCCTTGTAAACGGATTAGGGTTGTCGACGCTTTCATCGCCTATAAAATCTGGACGCTCGACTAGCCCCGCTTCTGCTGCTTCTTGCCGTTCTACCGCTTCAGCAAGGTCTTCTTCGTCTACTACGTTCTGTTGTGTTCGCGCACGCTGTTCTAAATCAGAACGCCTCTGCGCCTCGGTAGCCTGTTCTCGTTCAACAAGATCTCTAGCCACTGTAGTGCGAGTGAGATTCTTCGCTAATACCTTGCCCAGCGTATCCTTATCAGTCCGGCCTACTCGGGTTTTTAGTATCGGTTTCAAAAACTCAGGTGGTTCTGGCCTTTCAGGTGCGCCCTCGTTCAGCTCTCGGGGCTGAACAAGCATTTCTCTCTCCATTCTAGCCTCTACCGGCTTTGAATTAGCCAAAAACCAACTGCCCACGCTCTGTTGGTAACGGGCAAGTTCGTCGAGAATCGTGCTACCGCGTTCATTTCTTGCGGTGATGTCTACGTCACGCTTAACAGTTCTACCTTGCGCATTACGGCCCTGTGCTTCGACGGTTATCCGATAGCCGTTAACGATAAGCTCATTGAGCATTTCAATCAGCGCATCGCCATCAGACCCCGAATCAAAGGCTTGATCTCTGCGAGTTTCCAATAAGCGACGTCCCGCATTGGCAAGATCAACGAGATTTACCGACTGCGGCTCACCGTCTGGCGCAGTGATCTTAAAACCAGACCGCCTCGCAAACTGACTTGCAACTGCCATCTGAATCTCTGCCGCCAAGAATTCAGCTAAGTCAAGAAACCTTTCGGGGCCGTTGCGCGGCGTATGGCGAAACTGTTCCGCCTCTGTAGAAAAGATCTCTAAACCGTATCGCCCGTCAGCCCGACGCTCTGGCGGTATGATTTGAACCTCTCGCCCACGCTGTCGAAGTGAAACCATATTTTTCAACATAGCCTCTGACATGCCACCCCAAAACGGAGTCGTCCAGTCGGCATCGAAGACACCTGCAAACTCTTCATCAAACGCTTGTCGTGCTGCCTGAGTACCGGCGAAGACCCGAGTTGCCGGTGCAAAGTTACGCTCTTGTAAAAGCACCGCGCTCTGTTCATTAACTGCAGATGTCGGATCTGCAACAGCATCTTCAAATTCGGAATCGGGTGTAGTGGTTTCGTCTTGCTCTTGCAGCACTTCGAGTTGTGCTCGGATACGAGCTTTTTGCTCTGCTGAAGCATTGCGGTATTGAGGGCTGTCTAGCACCGCTTCAGCCGTGTCAGCCGCAGTCATATCCCTTACAACCGGCCCTGCTTCTGCGTTTACTTTTGCCTGACGCTCCGCCAATACGTCTTCGGGAGATTTGATCTCGACGTTGCCACCGTCAGGCTTTAGTCCCTGACCTGCAACCAGTGCAGCAGGTAAACCCTCTTCATCCGTAGCCTCTTCCGATATAACAGCGCCATCGCTATTGGTTACTTGAACAACACGGTCTGACGCAGCGGGTTTCTCGGCACTGTATCCAAGCGCCACAGCAAGAATGGCTGGCGTAGCACCACCCTTCACTACCTCTTGCGCCACATCAAAAGTTTTGGCGACGATGGTGCCCTTGCCTGGGATAAAGGCCACGTAGCCTTCTTGACCATCAATCGTTACTTTTTTTACTCCCCCTCGACGGGTTGCGCCATACGCAGGAGTATCGCTCTCTACCCAAACAGCCGTTTTGGTGCTGCTATCGTCATAGATAGCACGCACCTGTGCATCCAAATCAGTCGATGATTCTGGGTTGGTCATACCACCCATGCCCATCTGCGCCTGTGCATTGGAAACAAAGTTGACCGTGGCCTCTTTGCCTTGCTCAAACATCCCTCTGGCTCGGTCTTTTACGCCATCGGGAATGTTGTTTATTTCACGAACACCACCAGCTGCTACAGAACCAGCCCCAGCAAACGCACCGCCACCAAAGAACGCAGCGAAAGCCGCTTCTCCAAGACGCATCTTTGCTTCTTGAGCAGTGAAAGCATCGTCCATCTGCGCACGGTTCAAAACACCAAGGCCCTCTTGCACGGTTTCAGTGCCCGCTTCTACTAGACCACCGCGAACAAAGCCCGTACCAAGGTCTTTGGCAAGCCGACCCATGACAGTGCCTTCATTCCCAGCCGATAGCTTTTTAGCTCGGTTGCCTACTAGTTTCAGCAGAGCTACCTCACCACCTACCCCTATAGCGGCCTGGGGGGCACCGACTGCTAAGGCTCGAAGAGCGGTGAGGGGATCGTTTGGATCTTGGCCGGACTCTATGCCCTCAGAAAAATTCTGACCGGAAAGCGGTGCAAACTCAGCACCAAACGCGCCCGTAATGGCACCTCTTCTAGCGTCCTTCGCCAGACTGAACGCTGCGTCGGCAATCTCTTTTTGGTCGGGGGTAGCAGTATCTTTCGCCACATTTTCGAGTGACTCGCGGACAATCTTCTTGGCTGCAAACTTAGAACCTTCGGCAACACCCCTCGTAGCCAATGCAGCACCCGCACCGAAACCGGCACCAAGAACTGACGTGACCGCAAATGGCACCAGCTGACCTGTGCCTTTCGCAACCTGTGAAATAAACCCGCCAAACGTAGGTTCGTCGATGAACTCGCTGAATTGTTCGAGGGACTGAATACTATCGGCTGCGATCCCTTCTCGTGATCTTGCTGATTCAAGACGTTTAGCGACGCCTTCGTCATCACCGATCAGGCTGTTACCCAACGCGGCGAAATAGTCTAAGTCCGCGCCTAGACCTTCAGCCCCTGCCTGCATACCCTTCTGAAAAGTTTCAGCAAGCGACGGGGGTTCTTCGATGGGCGTAAACGTAGTCGTGCGACTACCGAAAAGAAAATCCTGAACTGGATCAGCCACTTTCCGCCCCAGACTTGGCGTTGTTATCAGCTATCTCGACGATCATGTCTGCAAGGTCTGGATCAACTTTGCGCAGAGCATTTATCGATACTCCCGTACCTCTTGGGGAGAGATCACCTTGCGCGTCCCTTTCGCGGTAATAAATCAAGTCGCCAGCACGTACTAAACCGCTGACGTCGTAAGACGTGGTGCCGCTAACATCCTTTCTAAAGAGCGATTGGAACCGATCAACAATGCCGCTGGACTTCCCTTCATCGGCTAAAACTTGAACAGTTAGAGACACTGCTGTGTTCAGCGCCTGATTTGCAAGTTGTTGCGCCTGCGGTGTGTCGTACCCAATGGAGTCGGCATAAATCTGTTTTACATACTGGTTTGCCAGCCTCTTCACGGCCCCAGGATCACCAGTTAGCTTGCCGTCCTCGTCAAAGTTATCTTCGTATATCTCTTTATAAAATTTACTTACGTCCTTGCCTGCCTGATCGTTGTTCTGATCAATATATTTTCTGACTTGGAGACCAAATGTTTTGGCAGCTTGAATTGCATTCATCCGCCCAGTTTCAGCCTTGAAGTCTTCTCTGCCTGACTGCCCCCGATCCGAAACTCCGGTCTCAATAATATTGATCAGCTGATCACGGACAGCACGTCGGTTACCGTCATTGGGTGTTGAGGCAATAATCATTGCGTAGGCAAAAGCCTGACGGCGTGGGTCTAGCTTGGCTAAATCTGCAGCGGTGTTTACACCCTGTTCCTGTAAATCTTTCGCAGCAGCTGCAGCTGTCTGTTGGTCTATTTGTAAATCGCCGTTCTCAACAGCCTCAGTGATCTCGGCAATCGTTTTATCCTCGACAACCGGAGCTACCGCTTCCTCAACAATTGGAGGTATCGGTGATCCGCCGGAAGCACGGTTTCTACCAGCGAGCACCCTGCCCGTAATCCCTTTACTTTCAGGCTCTGGCTCCGACTCATCTTTAAGGCGTTGGATCTCTGCTCGCTTACGCTCTGCAGCACGCACGTTTGCACGAGATGTCCCTGTCTTACGGCCTTCGATAGCGGCCAATTCTTTCTCTAGCTTTGCTATCTGCGCGGAGTTGTCTTTGGGCGCAGGTTTAGCCGCTGGCGTAGAAGCCGCTTCAGGCTCAGACTCAGGCTCGGATTCGGTAGGGATTGCAACAGGTGGCAAGCCCACATCTTGGCGCAGCTGGTTAGTAAGCTCCGCTTCTTCTTCGGGGGTCTCAGAGGTGGCAATAGTAGCCGCTGCCTGCCGCTGCGCTGCTGGATTACTTTGCAAAGCCTCAAAAATTTCGCCTTGCCCGTTAGCAATTATAAGGTCTCTGCTGTTAGCTAAAGAATTTAGGTCAACAGCACGCTGCCCATACAGCACACCGTTACGATCTTGGAAGGCAAACTGTACTTGTTTGAAAAGCTCGTCGCCTCCAAATTGCTTGGCAAGGGCATTATCGTCGGAGGTGCCCTGTTCAGTCAGTACACCTCGGCTCCCATCCGCGTTCACACCACCCACTATGAAGGTAGAGTTGCCGTCCTCATCTTTTACCGTATCAATACGATCTATCTTAAAGCCTTCCGGCACTTTGCCCTGAAGCCCTCGGTTCGATATATCTATCGCAGCTTGCTGAGCAATAGCCTCACCAGAGGCCAAACGAGTATTAAACTCTTTAGAAAGCCTGATCCGAGGATTTTCAGCACTGGTGTCTACCGAAATAAGACCCTGATCACGCAATCGCACAAACACATTGGTGTAATCCTGGGCACGCTGACCCTGCTCAAACTCCGACTGCTCACGCGCACCCTGTTCTGCAGCCAAACGTCGTTGCTGTCGAACTCCAGCGTAATTCTGACCTTGCCTGACACCTGCTGCTAAACCTTCAAGAATGCTCATAGCACCACCTAAATAAATGCCGCCAGTAATGCTGCACTAGCCAACGTGCCAACCGTTTGATACGTCTGTGCCTTAGACTGAGCCTTTGCGTTTTTATAAGCCTGCTCTCTGGCACTTTGATCCGAAGCTGCACCCGCTAGTTGACTCTGAGATGCGCGATTTACGCCCTGACCGATGTTGATGAGATCCGAAAGCAATGCTTGGTTTGCTTCACGCTGAGCAATACGTGCATCACTGAGCGCCTGAATAGACCCCAAAGTCGTATTACGATTCAGCGCCCTTGACTGTGCTCGTTGTTGAGCAGGCGTTAGCTGACCGCCGTAGCGAGAAACATTACGTTGCGCTACCTGACCTGCTATCTGCCCTGCCATAACGGAATCTTCACGCGCTGCATCTATCAGCGATGTGTCTGTTCGAGCACGTTCAATCTGTTCCAACTCAAAGTCGCGGTAGTCGCGCACGAAATCGTTGTACTCACCCCGCGTAATTGACGCATAGGTCTGCTGGGGGTCTGTTACCTGAGGCAGACTACCGACTGCATCACTCTGCATCACAGCTGCCTGCGGATTGTCATCACGTCTATGCCGCATCTAGCCAACCCTCCCAAGTGCATCTAAGCCACGGCTGAGCAAAGAATTACCTTCGGGGTTTTTTCTTTCGTCGTATGCTAATAGCGCTGCGCCAGCTATTTGTCCTGCTGCAGCATTTCGCGCACTCCTTACTTGCTGATTAGCCCTCGCTCGGTTTAACGCTTCGCTAGTGGCTAAACGAGAGGCTTGCGCCATACCGCTTTGAGCGTCCGCTGCTTGACCGCGTGCGATGCCCAGTACGTTACTGCTGGCTTTGTTCTGAATGTTTTTCGCAGACGCATCGGCAACACCAAGCTGCCCACCAAGCGCCTGAGATAAGTCACCGGCACCGGACACATTCTGCGTCTGCTGAAACGTAGGCTGAGAAGTTAGTGCTTGCATAGTGTCAGCGTTTGCCCTGCCTCGAAGCGCAAGGCGATTATCTTGCGACTGTGTTTGATCGCGCATCTCACGTAACAACGGTGCGTAGTTCTGCTTGAAAAAGTCGTAGTTCGCTTTTGCTACCGATGCAGATGCCTTCTCTTCGTCTGTCGCTTGGTACTCTTGTTTCTTCGGTTTGCTACCCATCTTCTAACCTATACCTGTAAACAACGTCTTCTATGTGCCAGCCCGTCGTGGTGAGCAGCGCCTTCATATCAGGCACCGTAGTTCTTACCTCCAACGCAACTGTTCCAACCTCGTGCGCAATGCGCTTAAAGAAGTCCTGATACTTGAGAACATTCTTTTGCCCTCTACGTTCTGACCACGCCAGCCAGATATAGAAGGTCTTCTCGGATGTGAATCCATCCACCTCAATGCTCGTAACCACAAATCCTTCAGGCGCTTTCCAATAGATCGCATGACCCGCCACCACTTCGGCGTAGACATCCTCAGGTCGGAAAGACAGCTGAGGATGAGCCTGTAGGATTGCCTCGACACCAAAACGCACGCGATCCCAGTCTTGACGAATATCACCAATAACTGGTTCATCCTCTGGAGTACTTCGTTCTGGTAAGTCGATAATTTTTTCCGAGTCCGCCATAGGCAACCTTCCTAGTCACTCTGGTTTCTGTTTGCCTGCCTCGCTTCTCCGCTTCGACAATGCCCTCGTTAAACAGTGCGGAGTAGACTCCCGCAGCGGCGTAGTCCGTAAACTCTCGCCCAGGCAATCGCAACAGGCGTAGCAAAGCACCATTGATGATCGTGTCTCGGTAATCATTCATAACGTCGTTACTGCACGACGTAGACGTGTGTGTGGGCTTCAAAATTGCCCGTATAAGCACCGCTGATGCCTTGGTTTCGTTTGGTACTGGGGCTAGATAAAACAGGCTCTGCGACTGTTTTACGAAGTACTCAGGGGTGCTTTGGTTCCCAGACTGCCGCCACTGTGGTAGCCGTTGCTCTAATAACGCCGACGTAATCGGTTCTAGGTCTTTCCCGTCGTAAGTGGCCCACAAAATTTCATGCACCACGGTGCCTGAAGGCGGTTCCAAGTCATACTCAAACAGGTTTGCTATCGCCGTAATCGGGTCTAGTTCAACCTGATAGACCTTTGCCTTTTCACACAACTCAATGGTGGCTGACCGGATGCTGTTTTCAATCAGCGTATCAGGGCAGCTTGATACCATCGGTATGATCTCTGGTAGCAACGACTCATAAGACGCCATGTCTTACCCCTGCGCTTGCGAAGGCAGCGTTACATTTTGCTGTAGATCACTGTTGGGCGACGTGATGATGTCAATCTGGCCTTTACCAGTAACCGAATTGATGAAGAGGTTGTAGTGCGTGCTGGCACGCTGAACATTTCCGGCGTATTCCGCATCTTTGGTATAGGCCCTGAAGAGCACGTAGTCCGCTACCGCGTTGGCAAATATGTCCGGTATGGATAAGTTGCCGTTCTGCGCGACGGTTGTCGGATTAGCAGAATACACAATCTCTGCATAAGCACTGCCTGCTACCCCTGGATACACATAGTAGTTGCGCGGATTCTGCTCATCGTAGACGTAGTGTTTGATGATATTAGTGTGTGCCGCGTCACCGCTGACAGTCGGGTCATGCCAATCAGGGGTTTGCGAATCCAGAATATCTCTGGATACCAACCGTACTGATCGCTTACCTGTGCCACCGGATGCAGCCGACATGTTACGCACGACACGTAACAGGCGATTCCCATCAGTAGGTATGTCCTGTTTTGTCCCTGTCGCCAAAGTGACCGTGGCATTTACCGCACTGGCATCTGGCTTGAGTAACGCAACCTCGCGCTGAGCGTCGTTCACAAAAAGAACCAACTCGCTAACAACAGGCCAGCGAATGCCGGTGGTGTCCTGCAGTATCGCCTGAACGCGATCAATAACGCTTTGAACAGTTACAGCCATAACTCACCTCTATGAGTTCAGTGCCTCTTGCCAAGCAGCTTCGCGTTCCGAAGTAGAAACTGTTCGGCCAGCGGCCTTGTTTACGACGTTTGCCTTTGGGCTACCGTCTGCTTTGAAGTTCTTCGGATCGCCGTCTTCAATCAGCTGTTCCATGATGATGACCAAGGCTCCAGCGGTATCGGTCTCTTCCGGCTCCTCAACCACTGGTGCTGTAGAGCCTTTGGATTCTTTTGCGCCCATCTGCAGGGCGATAAGGCCGACTTCTTCGGATACCTCACGCTCTACACCAGCCGCAAACAGCACAACTGCTCCGCTTGTCAACGCGACTCGAATGTCTTCGCTTGAAGTAACTTTCATAGTTAGTACCCCATCCTCGACGTGTTCCTCTTCCTAGCAGCCCTTCGTGGGGCAGAGGCCATACGCTTCTTTGGCTTCTTTGGCTTCATTGTGTGCAACCCTTTCTTGCCTTTCTTGTGATAAGCCATTACTTAGTCTCCGTTGTGTATCGCTTGCCGTTCCAAGTGAACGTCTTCTTGCCTGCTTTCTTTGCTTCAGCAAATGCCTGTCGAAAATTCTTAGCGGCTGCACTACCTTTTGCGAAGGTCTTAAACTCGCCACCCTTAGTTTTCTTTGAACCCGTTACTTTGCTCGTGTTGACGGCCATCGTCGTTTTAGCCTGACGCTCTTTACGCAGTGACTCCTTACTAGCAGGAGTAGTGGAAGACTTAGTGCGCGGTGACTTTGGTGCAGAAGAAGGCGGCTTCTGGGGCTTTGTCGGCCCAGAAG